ATAATCGATATGTACGAGGTGAGCCGATTTATTAAAGAGGTCGGTCGGCCAAGTATCAAAACCGAACTTGAAATGACACGGTCTTTTTTTCAGTTACTCAGGGATGAATTTGGCGACATTCCTATCGTTTACAAATTCGGAAATCACGAAGAAAGGATGCGGAATTACCTGCTGACAAACGCCCGTGCGATTGCTGAATTGGACGGGATAGGACTTGAAGACCAGTTGCAACTCAAAAAGTTCGGTATTGATGTGGTTTACCGGGAAAGAATAAGAGCCGGGAAACTTGACATATTGCACGGACACGAATTGCAAAAGGGTATTTCTGCCCCGGTTAACCCGGCACGGGGGGCGTTTTTAAGGGCGAAATCTTCGCTGCTAATAGGACACCACCACCAAACCAGCACACACCACGAAAACAACCTTAAACGCGACCAGATTGTGTGCTATTCGATTGGCTGCCATTGTACTTTGACACCGGAATATAACCCTTTCGGATATACCCGGCAAAATCACGGGGGCGCAATCGTGGAAATTCTCAAAGGTGGCAATTTCAAAGTGAACAATTACAGAATAATTGACGGCAAATGCTATTAAGACCACTGATAATTGATGTTCTATCCGCCGACGAAGAAGGCGAAGAACTTGAAGATTTGGGCGTTCAGCCTAATTTATGGGAAGCTCCTAAGTTTGAAATGGCTATTTGGAATATTGAATATCTAATGCAAGACACTCGAAGCACAAAAGAAACACCACTTACAATTATTTGTACAGGTAGTGAACAATGGCTAACTTTGATGTCAATTAAGCAAGTGAATGAAAAAATCATGCAGTGCATGAAATTATATTAAATGCCCGGTTAGTGTAAATTGGTAACATTCCCCCACCGGTTAAATAGTTAGTAGACTGCGTGGCTCGGTGCGAAACACTTAAAGGGGGGAGCTGTGAGTTCGAACCTCACACCGGGAGCTAAACTTCAAACAGCGTGTAATCTATGCGCTGCCCGTTTGCGAATAATTTGCAAACTTCAAACCACATTGCATCATTAACCACATGACACCCGGCAGACCAGCCGTTAATTGTGGCAGCAACACCGCCCCGATGCAGGTTTATTCCAAACAATCCAAATTGCTTTATGTGGCTATCAATTAAGCGATTTTTATTGCCGTCCCGGTAGATGGTAATGGGCAGCACCTGCATAAAGTAGGGCGCATTTAACCAAAGGAAACGCCAATTAGCAGCCGTTACGAATTGATGCGCCCCAATTATTTGCTGCTCACAAGCGATTGCAGTACCGGTTATGCCACCAACAGTCAAAGGGTTGAAGACATAATAGTCACCAGCAGTTGTTGTGCAAGGCAATGCCATAACTGGCAGCCCTGATTTGTAAACTGCCACGAAATCATCAAAGGTATTTGTTAAGTTTTTGTCCGTTCTTATCCACACCAGCCCGTCTTTCGGCATAACCCACTTTCTTTTTTCGATGTTGGCCTTTACATATTGGTGCAAAGCGGTCAATGTGCGCTGCCCAACGATGCCGTCAACAACTAATTGCGCCCCGTTGGCATTCAAAATCTCTTGTAACTTTCTCATTTTGCGATAACACCTATTAAGACACCAGCCAAAAATGACCAGTTGCGTTGTCTTTTAACCTTAGAATTAACCTTTTTTATGGCTGCATTTTCATTCACTAAGGCGTTTAAAGCCGATTGTGTACGATTTATGATACTATCTTTCGCACTTATCGCAACACTTTGCGACAATATGGTGCGGTCTTGCTTTTCAATTATTTCAGTGTCCAATTCAACAATCCTGAAAAGGCTGTCATTTTCTTGAAGCAGGTAAGTTATTTTGGCAGTGTCTTCAAGAGTAGCCCAGAAAGTATCATTTAAACGCCTTTCACGCCACTTTGTAACTTCGATAATACTTACAGACCTTTTTTGTTTTAAAGTGTCTGTAATGCGCTGTAATGAGTCCGCAAGTTTTAACGCCCTGCCAGCGACCTGCGCAAAGCTGTCGATTTTTTTATCCGCTAAAACCCCCTGCCCGTACAATTCAACCTTTGTGAAGATACGGCTCACCGCCCAAGTGAGTATAAGTAGCCCGGCAACAATTACAAACAACCTCATTCTTCTGCAAAAAAATTGGTTATGAATTTACCGACCGCCCCACATATACCCGATGCCAACATCAACTTAGGATTGTCGATGTTTAGTCCGGCAATGAATAACGACATAGCCGCAATGCTGTCGCCCAGCACCCTAAACCTTTTTGGTGTGGGTTCAAAATAGTTTTTCAGTTTCATTTGCCCTGCCCTCTGTATTTTTTGGTTCTGCTATGCTTGTTTTCAGACTTCGTGTGCCGCCCTAATTTTCGCTTTGCTTTCGGCTGCCACTTGACTATCTCTTTACTTTTTGCCATTTTTCAAAAACTTGTAAATACCTATGCAACTTACCACAAGAGCAGCCGTAAATGAAAGGAACTGAACTATGGGCAGCAATTTAGCCGCAACACCAGCCAGCCACAAAAGCCAACTGCCTATGATGCTGTTGTCCAAATTATCCTTCATCACCTATTGGAGGTTGTGGCTTTGGTCTATATTCTATTCGTTGCATACCTGCCCAAATTTGGGGGTAGTCTTTTTTCAGGTACTGAAATTCAGCCATGCAATATTCCTCATCACTTACTATCCAATTACCTTCTGCATCTTGCACGGGATTTAACCTGCTGCCCTCAGTGCCTTGCAGTTGCCTTACATCGTCTATATTTATCCCCTCGGGTAACTTCCATACTAAAATCATTACACCTGCCTCCCTAATGTTGTTTGAAATGCTTGAACTGCGGTGTAAAGATTACCTGCCTCTGTATCTGTTAAACCGTCACCTATTGATGCAAGTGCGCATCTTTTATTACTAAATTGCGCGGCTGTGCTGTCAAAACCTTGAGAACCAATATATATTGTTGCTGTGTTAGATGCTGTTGCTGTTTGAGTATTAGTGTTACTTGCAACAACACTTCCATTTTTATACAACTTTGCTAAAATTGATGATATGGAAGTTATTATAGCATAACACCGCGAATCTGTATTAGTTGATGTTGCATTTCTACTTCCTAATGACCCACCAAAATCATTAGTATTATCTAATCTTATATATAAATTAGCATAAAAAGTTGTACCCTTACCCATATCAACTCTTATTGTACCATCAGCAGCTGGATTATTATTACAATAAAATGAAAAATGATAATTATTAAATGCACCAGCAGCATTTAATGTTAAAAATGTGTCTGCATAACCCGTCGTTCCATTAGGTAACACGCCATTGCTGTCATGTGTCCATCCTCCAAAAAAAGTTAAACGATAAGCACCATTAGTATCTTGTGAATCTTTTAAGTTAAATTTATGAGTTGATGCAGTACCTCCAACAAAAGGGTAAAGTGCTTTCATTTTTGACCATATACCATAACTTTTTAAATCCAAAACAAGACTATTTATTGCAACCTTTTGCGTCTCATCGGTTATTCCCGTAGCGTCATAAAATGCTTGTGCATCAGCATCTATTGCGCGATTACCCTCGCTATATGCCCGAACCAAACCCAGTCTTGTGCGAAGACCAAACCTTGAATTCGCCATTATGAAATTCGGTTAACATATCCAACAATGTTGACATTGTTGGAACTTGCGCTAAAAGCCCGTAAAACCCTTCCATTTGAGCCGTCACCCGTCAATACGCTGCCCGGCAAAACAAGACTTAAACCCGAACGAGATGGGATAGCCACAATTATCCTGTCGTCTGGGTCGCTTGTACCTCCTAATTCAATGGTAAGGTTAACCGATGCGCTACTTGTATTGGTAGCATATAGCCATACTTCGTCAATAACTCCGCTGCTTGCCGGGGTTGTGTGAATAGTTGTGCCGGGTGTTCCCGATGCAGCCACCTTAATAGGGCGACCGCCCGTGCTGCCTGATAGTAATATTTTGGTAAAAGTTGCCATTATGAGAATACTTGAATTTCTAAGATGTCTGCCCCTGCTGAAATGGTTAAATCACCACCACCGAGCAGGCTGTTGCCGTTAATTGTCTTGATGTTTGTTCCTGATTGCAGCGTGTCCTGTTTCGCATCCACAGCCGTTTTAACGGCCTTTTGACTTGGGTAGAATGTGTCGCTATTATCGGCTAACGATGTCTTCTTATTTGCCACATTTTCGGGCGTATATCCCAAAGCCGTGATGACATTGGTAATGTAGCCCTGCGAGGTTACAAATGCCTGAGTTGCATAGCCGCTTAATGCAGTTGTTATTTGACTTGCCACCGCTGCGGTTGTGGTGAATGTCGCCACCGCCCAGTCATAAACAGCCTTTACGCTTGGGTACTTTGTGTTGCTTGCTTGGTCAGTTGTAACCGATGTTGACTTATTCGCCACATTCTCAGGGGTGAACCCGAGTGCGGTCGTTACATCGCCACTGCTAATTGTAAGGGTGTAGAACTCCAAGCCACTTGCATCGGCTTTTACCCGTACAAGTTTGCCACCCTGCCCGGTGTAACTTTGCGGCACATCAGTAAGGTCAGTAAACAAGGTAGCACCACCACCGCTACCGCCCCAATATTGAAGCGAGTTCCACGCCCCTACCCCGTTACCGATTTTAAATTTTCGTGTATCGGTTTCAGCACCAAATTCACCTTCGGCTAATACCGGGTTTTGTGCTGTCCATTGTGCAGCCGTGCCGCGTCTTAATTTTATAGTGATGTAACTCACGCTATGCCTCCGTTAATTATGTTTGAAAAACTTGAATTATAGTAACCCCCGTCAATGACCTGCAACCCTGACAAATCCAATCCCGGAAAGTCGTAATCATTTGAAGGCACATCGCAAAAATCACGGGTGTTTGAAGCCGTAAATGTGAACACACTTGCAACCCCTGCCACGATGTCGGTTTTGTCGTCATAAAAAGGGGTCGCGCTATCTTCGAGTTTCCACATTCCCGAACTATCATTCCGGTATATATAGCGAAGTGTCGCGTAAATGTCCAATAAAACTTGGTGCATATCGCTTATCCGTTCAACTGCATCGGTGAAGTCTTCGCGGTGTCTGTCCATAACTGCCAAGGCAAAACGATAAACAACCCGGTCGCCGTCAATTTGGCTGCCGTCCGGGAATATACGCATCAATGGGTACAATGTGTCGCCAGTTGTAGCCACATTGTAATCCAAGTTGGTAACGACCGCCTTAATTTGCCGGTGATTTTCCCCGGCTGTTGTAAGGGCGTTTAGCAGTTGGTTTATCGTTACCATGTTTTTGAAAATATATTAATGCCTTTTGTTCGTTTTTTTCTCTCACTTTACTCATTTGGGGAAATCGTAATTAAGAAAGCAATCGTCTTCACCATATCCTAAGAAGAAACCTCCCAGCATATCCGCTGAATGGGGGTTAATTACATCGATGCCGTCACCCGGATTTAAATACAACGGGAATTTAGTGTCGTTTTCAAGAAGGTAATCGCGCAATCTTTGTGCATAGTATTCCGCTTTATGTTGGTATTCGCGTTCAATTCGTGTGAGTTGGTCTAAATCTACGCTGTTTGAGTTATCACTGCCCCTTGTCATGACGCTTTTATTCATCATTTTAAAGGTCATTGGCAGCATTGACTCCGTTACAATGTAGTGGTATAGGCAAGGTGCAATGTATTTGTTTACAAGTGTAAGGTAATCACCTGCCAAGCCAGCCCCATTGATGTCATCGCAAATCTTATCGTAAAGCCCTGAGCCTATTATATCCCTGATGTAAATATCCTGCGCTGTCCGCATTGCCGTTTGCAGGATTTTGCTGTCCACATTTTCATCTATCGGAGTGTTTTTCTTAACATCCTGCTCACTTACAAAAAATGCAAAATTAGCCATTGTTGCGCCTCCTTACATATACCTGCTTCCATTCGTGCCTACAATGTGGCAAGTGCAACGGGGGTGTGCTATCCGGCACGGTGTACCAACCGCCCCTGCGCCTCCATACATCGTAACCCAAAATCGCAGTCATTTGGTCAATGTCCTGCCGGGTGTATAACCTATTCATTTTTTGCATCTCAATACAAAATGGGCGTGATTGTGTTTTTAGTGGTTTTGCCTCCGGGCTTACTTCGTACTTGTATCTCAACTCAATTCTGGGTGTGCCTCCGCTATCGCTAATATCATTAATCCCGATGTCGGTAATTTTAATCGCGGTGTTTGTCCATTCGATTTTGCCAGCGTCTTGCAACACTCTTAAAATCTTAATTACTTCATCTTCGGCTATTCGTGAGGCTGTCGAAATCTCTTTTATACTTGCCTTTGGGTTGTCGTTAACTGCACCCATGATTGCAAGTTCTTTTTCACTCAATTCAGCAAAATTGAACTTCACCATTTCAAACTGACTTTCGGGCTGTCCAAATTGAGCAAACACTTTTAAATCGTCATCGTGCCACTTTTCGAAGTCATTGAATTTAAACGCTGCATCGGCTGGTGGTGCTGCTTGTAACACATCGCCACCTGCTATTGGTGCAAGACCAGCCAACGCCCTTTTTTCGTTTATGGTCATGTTTGACAGCACATTGTTTGCCACCAATGGCGAAAGGCTGTTAATGCTTTCAATTATACGCTGTGCGCTGTCAACAACTTTCTGCTCAGCTTCTCCTAATCCAAGTGCGACACGGGCTTCATCTACTGAAATAACCCCGGTATTTGCCAGTGCTACATAATCAAGACCAATAAACTCGCTGTCTTGTGTGCTGATCTGTACGCCCGGATATATGAAGTCGCAAACATATTCAAGCGAAGCGTCAAGTCTTGCTTGTCGGTTATTTACATAGCTTTTATGAAACATCTCATACGCCTCAATCAATTCGTTTCTCGCGCCAAGTTGACCGTCTGATTTCTGCCCCATTAAGATAGGGGGGAAGTTGTGAGCCGTGAAAATCTCTGCGTTAACCGTGTCATTGAGTTGCAGAAATTGTTTGTCAATATCACTTGGCTGTATGTGGTTAACCTCGGCCGGTCTTTCATTGCCATCATTGAACTGAATGATTAAGCCCCCAGCGTTATCCGTTCCGGTGGTTCGGTCTTTAAACTTCCGTTCAAACTTCCGCGCTTGTTCCGGTGTCGGTTCGCCTTTGAAAAGTTGCACCAGCGTTCCATTTGAAAACCCGTTGCGGATGTTGTTATTGTGAAAGTTGGCTATTTCAACATCAATTTCAATATATTGCAGCCCGTGAATGTAAGGGGGTAGTGGGTAAACACCCAGCCCTGCATCGTATTCCCGATAATAGTACAACTGAACGCTGAAAGGCTCTGCTGTATCGGGGTTAAATCGGTCGTATGTCCTTACTTCATCTGCCTTGTATTTCTGCCAATCTTGCAGATAAAGGTAAGTCCGGTGGTCATTTGTCCGAATTTTGCTGAAATCTACATGATAAAATTTAGCAATCTGCCCTAACTTGTTGTAATGCACCTCAAAGCAATAGCCGTTGAATATCTCATAATCGAGTGCCAGTTTTGCTTTAAAGTCATGCAGCCCTTCATAAGGGTTCACAAACTCAATCAACTTCAAAGCCGCCTGATTGCCTTCGATTACACACTCACTGCCAGCCGTAAACCTTGCTTTTTGCTTTACGATAGCCCCGTGTTTTGGGCTGCGTTTGTAAAATTCGAGTAATGTATCGGGAAAGTCGTTTTTTTCCCCGTATGTAACGAAGCCTTTTTGTTTCTGCTCCTTAAATTTGGGCAGCTTAGACTCCGCAAATGTGATTTTTAGTAGTTCAAAACTCATCCGATGTGGTGCTGTTTTATAGTGGTGTTGACCTCGTGGTCATTAAAATTCGTGTGTGATGTGCTTACTTCGGCTATACCCCGGTCGATTTCTTCATTTGCTAAATCAGGGTCTAAATTAGTGGGACTGGTTTGTGCGAACAACCTCCAATAATGTGTGCCAATCGGCAGGGTTTTAGCCGCTGTGCTGCCCTCGGTAAATGTGAACTCTTGAAACCTTGCCGGGTGTGTGCTGCTGTCGGCCACGATAAATGCCTTTTGGTCATAGCTTACCTGCGAGTCAAAAACCAACAAATAAACGGGCGAGGTAATTGTAACCTTTTCCCGGCCAGTAATGATTACTGAATTGCTTTGACCCTTAGTAATGTAGAGCATCAACCCTAAATGTACCCATTTTCAAAGTGTGCAAAAAAACAAGGGCGGCACTAATTAAAGCACCGCCCTTGATGGAATAAATAAATTTTATTTACTTATGTAATGCAAACATATAACCTAAATTTTAATTGTGCAAGTTTTTTTTTAAAAAAAAGGGGCAGCCGAAGCCACCCCCTTGCAAATACTATGAACAAATACTTATGAAAGACCCAGCGAAGTTACAACAGCCGACTGAACTTTCAAAGGCAGGTCGGTTTCTTTATGCAAGAAATTCAACACATGACCTTTGAAGTCGCCAAACGCCTGACCAAAGTTG